CGGGTGAGCATCCCAAGCAAGTACCTCGCCTCGATTATGTGGAGCGAGTTGAAGCGTGTGATCAATCCGGTGATGGAGGTCAAAGGCTGGCTGCGTGCGTGCTGCAAAAAGGTGTTACTGCAGCAGAAGCCCCTCGAGTGGACGAGCCCCAGCGGCTGGCCAATGCGCGTCGCTGATCGTGAGCAAACGCAGCGCACGATTGGCACGTATTTATACGGGAAAAGAGTAGAGATGAACTTCGCGGATCAACCGATTGATTCACCGCTGAGTTACACCCAGGCCAACAAGGCCTTGGTGGCAAACGCAATTCATGCGTTTGATGCTGCCTTCTGCTCGACGATCGCCTACAAGGCCGCAGAGCAAAGCATTCCACTGCTGACAACGCACGACTGTTTCGCGTGTCATCCGGCTAATGCAGGCCGGCTCCATGAGCTGCTGCACTGGGAGTTTGGGCAGATGTATCGCAAGCCCCAGCTGGCCAGAATCCATCAGGAGATGCAGGACAACTCCGGCATCGATCTGCCTGCCCCGCCGATCCACAACACGATGGATCCAATGGCCATAGGTAGCAATTTTTACTTGTTCAGCTAGAGGGGTTGCATTTCAACTACGCCCCCTTAATGTTCGCCAGCAGCTACGGCTGCAACACACGACATACATAGGCCAAATGGCGAAAGATCTGAGCAAAACACCACTGGTGGAGGTCCGGTGGTGCGGGCTGGAGAAAGAGCCCAAGAAGAACAGGTTTGAACCGGACAAGCCCGCAACCTGGGAGGTCGAAATCCTGCTGGAGAACGACAACAAAGAGCACATGGCGTGGTGCGATGAAATCGAATCACTGTTCGACCAGCTGCACCAGGGCAAGAACAAAGCAGCTAATTGGCTGCCGATCAGGCAAGACAAAGAGCAGCCCCGCAAACGGCAGGCCTGCCGGATGAAGCTCAAGCAATGGGTCAAGAACGGTGTTGCCAGCGAAGGTCCAACCGTCTTTGACAGCGAAGGTCTGAGGTGGAACCCAGCTACAGCCATTGGCAATGGCAGCAAAATGATCATTGGCTACGACGTATGGGCATGGGACGGCCCGATGGGCGCTGGCCTGAGCCTTCAGCCACGAGCTGCCCAGGTCGTTGAGCACATGGCTTTTGAAGGTGCTGCAACCGGGATCACGGCCACTGACTACGGCTTTGCGTCGTCACCCGAAGCGGATGCCGCTGTTCAAGCCGCTTACACCGCTACATCTGCACCTCAAGCAGCAGCACCTGAACCCGCAGCGGAGCCAACCGATGACATCCCCTTCTGATGGCCAGCGCTTTCACCAGCTCGGAGATGAGCAGCGGCACGAAATCATTCGATTACTCCGCGAGATCAACTCGAAACTCCCGGCCCCTGAGTCGCCACCCCCTGGCAAGGCGGTGCCAATTGCTCGGGGAACTGCTGCGAGATCTCGCAAACAGAAAGATGCACAGGCGTGAGCTGCGCATCCCTTTGAGGCCAATGCCCAAGGAGCGCCCCCGCTCCTTTTCCGGCCAACGCCGTCCCTATATGTCACGCAATTACAAGCTGTGGACAAAGGATTGCGTCGCCTTGATGCAGGAGTGGTGGGTGGGCCCGCCCCTCCAGAAGGTCAAGTTTTTGGAGATTGAGCACCACGGGGCAGCTCGCGGCGATCTCGACAACAAGGATGGCTCGGTGATGGATTGCCTGGTGAAAGCCGGGGTCATCAAAGATGACAACGTGAACGTCATCGACGACCGCCGCAGCACCTTTCGCAAGGCCAAAATCAAAGAGGCCCACATCATTGTTCGCCTGGAGTGGGAATGATTGAGTGTCCTAATTGCGGGAAGGACGACAGCAAAGTGCTCGAGTCCGGCAAACGCAACGGCCAATACGTGCGCCGTCGTCGCTGCAATGTCTGCGGCGAAAACTTTTCGACCAGAGAGTTCACTTCCAATAAGATCAAACTCTTGATCTGGGACGCCTTTACTGACTTCGCGGACGAGTCAATCAAGAAGTTCGGGGTGCGATGAGTGGATCCAGGTTTCTACGCCATGCTTCTTGTCCCAATCCTGGTTGCGGTAGCAGCGATGGTCTCGCGGTATATGACGACCATGAGCACTGTTTCGTCTGCGACTACGACAAGCAGTACGCCAAAAAAGAGGAAACGCCTTCCCTCCCGCGATCTATTTCGCCAATGAATGAGATCACCTTTGATCTCTTCAAAGAGCATCGCGGCATTGAGAAAAGGGTCCTTGATCTTTATTCAATCGGTCTGAAAGGTGACTACATCATCTTTCAGTACCGCGACAAGAACAACCAGTTCTGCGCACAGAAGATCAGGGCACTCAAGCCCGGTGATGACGGCAAGCGCAAGACCGTATGGAGAGGAGAAGCCCGCAAGGTTTCTGGCTTTGGAATGCACCTGGCCAATCCGGCCAAGCACGACAAGTTGGTGATCTGCGAAGGCGAGCTAGATGCACCAAGCATCTATCAGGCATTCAGCGGGAAGATCGCTGCAGTGTCAGTGCCAAACGGTGCTGCTCATGCAGCCAAATTCGTGCGCGAGCACCTGGACGAGCTGCTGAAGTTCAAGGCGATCGTGGTCGCTACTGACAACGACGACGCTGGAGACAAGGCAGCAGACCAGATCATGGGACTGTTCGAGCCTGGCAGGGTTCGGCGTGCTGTGCTCCCCCGCAAGGATGCAAACGACACGCTGCAGGAGATGGGTGGCCATGTCCTGAAGGAAGCGATCGATGCTGCCAGGGAAATTCGCCCGGACGGGATCAGACCCGCTTCTGATTACGCCGGAATCGTGCTGAAGCCGCCCGATCGCACAGCAACGGACTGCGCCTTTGCGTTCTGGAACGCCAAGACTCCGTTCTTCGACAACCAATTGATCATCCTGATTGCCGGCAGCGGTATCGGGAAGACGACATTCGCCCGTGCGCTGTGCATGTATTTCATGGAGCAGGGCATCAAGTGCGGATGGATGGGGCTCGAGGAAACAGCAGACGAGGCAGTTTTCAGGTTCGTCGGCATGGCTGCTGGCATCCAGCTCCATGCACGGCAGAGCTATTCAGGACTCACTGCAGACGAGATGAAGAGGATCGAGCAAGCCGATCGGTTTGTTACCGGCAGCGGTTCGCTCGAGCTTTTCGATCACTTCGGCTCACTCGATGAAGAGGTAATCCTCAACCGGATGCAGTACATGGTCCGCTCGCTGGGTTGCAAGATCGTGTTTCTGGATCATTTGACGATTGTGAGTTCTGGCTTGGCGCAAGACACCCGCCACCTGGACTCCTTGATCACAAAAATCAGGAGCTTCATTGCCGCCACTAAATGCACGGTGTTTGCCATCAGCCACCTGTCACGGCAGCCGGGCCAGAACTTCGAGAACGGCGACGTTCCTGAATTGCAGGCCATCAGGGGCAGTCATGGAATCGTGCAGCTCGCTGACACGATCTGGGCCCTGGGCCGCAGGCGCGGCACCAACAGGACGCAGTCTCACTGCCTCAAAAACAGGATGCTCGGAAGAACTGGCTATGCCGGTTCATTTGAGTTCGACGAAACCACTCAATCGCTTTCGCACTTTTGGGACGACCCGGTTTTCAGCTGACCGAATGGAGCCAGATCTCTGTCGGTGATGTCGTTCACTTCCTTACCGGCGCTGGCTGGAAGAAAGGAACAGTTCAAAAAAACAACGGCCAATCAGTTTTCATCCTTCACGTTCATGGATCACAAGAAAAAAGAGTCACCACAAGTGACCTCCGAAACCTTAGAAGCCAAACAAGCCCGGCTCGAAGAGAACTACCGCCGCAGCCCGATGGTGTTGATCAACCGCAGCTCTTTGACTAATTGGCTCGAGCACGCTTACGCCGAATACGACCGCTGCTGGAAGCATGGCGACAAGGTGAACGCACTGGTCTGGGATGGCTTCATCCGCGCCTACCACCGCTGCCTCGACGCTGAGGTGACGGACTGATGGCGACCCTTAATTACAGGCCATCAGAGGAAGCCATCTTATGGATGGACATTGAAGCTGATGCGTTTGGCATCAGTCGCGTGCATGAGTATGTGTTCAAGCTCAGTGAGTACACCTACACCTATCTGAGCCGGCTGGATTTCTGCATTGCTGATCTCACCGAGCTGATCGACAGGATCAGCGGCTATGCCCCTAACCACGAAGTCGTTCTCTGCCTGGGGCATCACAGCAACTTCCGCTATGGCATATTCCCGCAATACAAGAACAGCCGGCGCGGGATCCAGAAAGCCGCTTGCTACGGCGACCTGCGCAAATACCTGCAGCGCCGCTATTCCACGGCGGTACTGGCCAACGTCGAGGCCGATGATGTCCTGGGCGTCATGTACCAGGACGGCGACCTGCTCTACAGCCCTGACAAAGATCTCAGGACTATTGCTGGCGACCACCTTCTGCCCGATGGTGACGTGATCACTGTTTCTCAGTTGGAAGCCGACCGGGCTTTCTACAAGCAGGTCATCACAGGAGACGCCACTGACGGCTACCCAGGCATCCCACTTTGTGGGGCAAAGCACAAGATGTTCGAGTCAGAAGAATGGCTCACCTGCTCCACTGAGCGCGAATTCTGGTTGTTCGTGCAGAAGCAATATGCCCTGTATGCAGGCAGGATCAAAGCAAAATACGGTGATGCCGACCCACTGCAGATGGCACTGCAGATGGCACGCTGCGCCCGGATCCTTCGCAGCGGCGAGTACGACTTTGACAACGAGAGGCCTGTCCTTTGGAGGGGTCCTGGCTAAAACGAGATCAGATTTACAGGGCCGTAATGGTTGAGCCAATCAAGCTGACTGACGCGGCCCGTT